AAGCCCAGCAAGGCTTCTTCCGTCTTGATATTTTTTAGCGTGTCGATCATTTGAGATTACACCCCACTCCTGTGATTGTTATAGGATCAGGTTCTTGTTGCCTTAAGCATATCTTTATAATGCGCCCAGTGCCGGGGCATATGTTATACTCCTTAACACCTGTAAAGGTAGAGCTTGGCAGCGAATCGAACAGGTTGACATATTCAGGCGTTCCATCCTCCTCAACTTGTACGCCAATTTCACCGCTTCTAGCATTTAAAAGGGTAGCCCTAACTTTAGTCAAGCGCCTTTTGCTTTCGTAAGAGGGATCGTTAATTCCGCCATACCAATTCATGGTTTTGGCAGTTGCGGTGTAGGTTAAACCCACATAGGCATCTTCTGTTGGGGACCATCCTGTTATGTCAATTTTCCCCCCATCAACTGTGAATTTGTGGGCGGCCCCGTCGCTGTCTCTTAACCAGTCCCCCTCCTCGTCCGTATAGCACCACACCTCTTTATCCTCAAGGTGGTCCAATCCGGTTATTTCATAGACAGGTGTACCGTTTGTGAAATGTATTATTGAATCTGCACTAGTAAGAGGCGTAAAATATTCAATATATCTTTTAGTTGATCCACCTATAGTTCGCTTAACCGTGTAAAACAGTAAGTCATCTACATCTTCTTGTGGCATAACCATGAGAGATTCATAATCGCCATCAGTTGTAACTTGAAACCATGAATTGATCTGCTGTTCTGCAACATAATTCAAGCCCCACAGATTGCCATCTGCATCTGTTACCCAAATAGTGATATATGGATTTGATTGAGCTGCTATCTGATAAATATTGGAGTTAATAAAAGGATCGGCAAACAGCGTCTCGTCGGTTGGTGTAGCTTTATCTACATTAACGGAAGCGCTAGCCATAAAGCTGCGTAATATTTTCTTGTTACGCTGCGCAAAAAAGACGATGTTCCCTATTGTGGCTGGGCGGATTGCAGCACAGGACATGGTGGATTGGTACCCTAACATTGTCACGCTGGGGGTTAAGACTGCACTTGAATCTTCCCTACCTATAGTCCATATTCCATTGGTAGTGCCTATAACTAATACCTGGGCACCTACCATCCACAAAATTTCATGGAGGGTAGCTCCAGTTAACGTATATTGCAACATATATTCATCGTCTGCATGTGTGGTAAAATCGTCGAAATATTGAGAACGTGAACCCCATATAGTGCCTGGCTTTTCTATGGTTCCACCATAAAAGAGGCGATTCTCATAGAAGGCAATTGTTTTGGGGTATCTTTCGGTTTGACCCCATTCGGGTTGAAATATTGCAAAGTCATAGGTGCCATACTCATCATCTAGGACTTTGATAATAGTTCCTTCTACAATGTCCACACTGTTATATTTTGTAATCTTAACAAAACCTCCATTCATTTCAATATATTTTCCAACATCTTCCGATCTCCAGTAATAATTACCTCCTACTATGTTGGTTGCGGTGATTTGAGTTAACATTCCTTCAGGGCCATATTTTGTTGGATCTAACATTCCACCACCGTTACCCTGTAGGTAATATTCAGTTGTTGCTAAAGTTGTATCGTTAAATGTTTCAATAATGCTGCACTCACCACTGGTAGAGCTGTTATATTTAGTTATAATTGCGTAACCAGATTTTCCCTTATCATCGCGAGCAACTATAAAGCGTCCAGCGTCACCTTGCATTAACCACCCACTAGTGAGTGTGAAGCCAACATTATCTCCAGACGCGGCAGCCAATGTTATGCTGCCTGCAGGGGAGTATCTGTTTGTGCGAGGCGCTGCAGGGTAATGCTCTATTTCTACCCACAGCCAATGAGTATCATCAATACGACTCAGCTTCCGGGGAGGGTGATTTTTATGTGCAACATAGAGCTTTTTGCCGATTTGTACCCATTGCACCTCATCAAGTTCCGAGTCGGTAAATCCGGTACTAAGTCCATCTTGCTTAACTGACAGCACGCCAGAGGCAGCATCAAATTGAAGGATTCTCATAAATCCATTGCCAGAAAACTCCACGATGAAGGTGGATGAACTTGAAAGCTGAAGCGGAACCAATAGGCTTTTATAGCTATGGTTGTAGCAATCAAGCAGGTAGACTGATCCTTTTCGCTTTTCTATCCCACCTTGTGGCAAGATAGCAAAGTTTTCAAGCTGACTACAAGCTGATCTGTAGGAATCAATATCAAACCTATTTTGGAGTTTAGAGGACCAAATACCGCGGTTAAACGAAGTTTGCATATTATTATCCCGCCTCCGTTAAATTTGAGAGCCACGTAAAGGTTTCCTTGCTTGGCCTTTGATGGACAGTCCCACTGTGGATAGCTTTTTGAATTGCGTATGTAGCTTCTCTCTGGAAGACTTGATATCCTGTAGCCTTGTCAACCAGGACAGGATAAAGGGTAAGAGCAAGCTTATATACAAGTGCCTCTTTAAAGTCGAAAGAAAAGAGGGTGGGATCTATTACATCTGCAACATATTTCAGGTAGCCATCACCCGTATTGGTGTAGATAACGTTACCAGCTCCAATTTCATATTTGGCGGTTGATGGGTATATTTCACATGCCTTTAGGAAGTTTGAAGGGAGGTCGTAAGAATAGGCCCACCCAAAGGCGGGTGGCATGAGAGACTGCTTCAGCTCACATTCTACAAGCGCAAAATGCCAAATATGAGAAGTTAAAAGACGTTGACGTATTGAAGAATAATTAAGAGCACAATTTTTTGACCGTGCATCAGTTCCACTTAGGCTCGTAATGGGAGGTTCTCCAATTTTTGCAAGCGCCTCATTGCAAATTTGAATCTCAGTATCCTGAGTCTCTAAATAATGGACAACCATGACAACCGAATCAATTGAGGCGGTACCTCCGTCATTTTTAACAGAGATATGAACACCAAAAGATTCATCTTTAACTGCAATGCATGGCAAGGTATAATCTGCAGTCAGTCTAAGACCCCAAGTATCATATGAGCCGCCATGCGTCATTGTATTTTCTATGCTCGTCCAGCTGACCGAATGAGCACGATTACTGCCCACACGTTTACCCTTGTAGCAAAGATAGACTTCATTATCGATGGTAGTGCCAGAAGATTTACCTTCTACCCAAACCTCCAGGCCTACGATTCTAGCTGTAGTTGGTATGCCTGCAGCAAAATCTGAGAAGTTGCAACATTTTAGCCAATATGATTTTTCACCATTGCATGTGGCATAGGAATCATCCGACAGTTTGACGTTATCAGAATCGGTCCAATCTGTACCACCGCTTACAGACTCTGTGCTTACTTCGGTTGGATATGCAGATATGCTTGCCATAAGTCCTTTCTCTCTCTTTTTTTTCTTTTCTTTTTGAGGATTTGCTTTTAACCGTTAAGTCATGAGCAGGGCCGAAGCCCTGCGCATGGTTAAGGGTTATCGAGCATAAATGTAGGCATTAACCTTACCGGCAGTAAAGGTACCAGATGCAGTGTAATACACATCCATATACCTCTGGTGAGTAGTCGGTAAACCAATGTCCATTATCGTGTAGCCTTCAACCAAGCTGGCAACAGGAACAGCCTTAGACTCGGCCCACTGATCAGACGGAGTGTCATCCCCATCTTCCCGACATATAACTGTCAGAGAAGTGCCGCCGGCAAAGGTTTCAGAAACGGTAACTTTGATGCGCAGATTTTCCTCTTCGCCCAAAGCAGTTTCATATGCTCCCAAATCAATCACGTTGGTGGAACCAGCGCTGGTTGTGATCGCTTGGTCATCGCTGAGTATTAATTTTGCGTCCAACATATTTCTATATCTCCTTTTTTATTATTTTTATTGGGTACTAACCTTACGATACCGCTGACTCGGTGTCGCTTATCTGATCTACCAGGCGTACTGGAAGTCCACGGAAAGTCAGGACTGGCACACCACCCAGGCCATTAACAACTGTGAAGTTAACATTCGCCCTGTCTATGAGAGCGATTTCCATCTGAGTCTTTACGGTTCTATTGACATAGATGGTGGCACCTTTGCCAGCATTCTTCATCTGATTCAAAACCTCAATCAGCTTATCCTCATCAAAGAGGTTGCTGCTTCCAGAGGTTTCAATGTTCGCAACGCGCGCAATGCAGCGAGTGTCTTTTACACACAGGCCGCTACGAGTGATGAAGTGATCCCTGAATCCCTGATAGTTGTTTCCGCTCGCATCCTGAAGAGTTACCTCTCCCAGATCCCGATGCTCAATACCAACATTCTTTGAACCGCGAGGATAAACCATGAAAACCTGGTTCAGTCCCCACTGAACAATGTATATTGAGGTGAGGTCAGATCCGCTACCACCGCAAGAAACCACACGAGGATTGGAAAGGCTATCCAGCCGTGGCTCAAGACCATGCAGCTTCTCAGGATTTACATCGTGATCAGCATACACAATAGCTTCCGCCAAAGTCTGGCCCATTCCTTCTATAAATGCAGCCGCTTCGTCCATCCGGAACTGGCGGGGGTTGGGGGCCATATCCACAAGAGCCTTGTCAACTTCGCTGTATGATTCCAGCAATCCGATAGGCTCGTTCACTTCTGTGGTGATAGAAGCTTCCTTGCTAACACCAGCGTTAATGCTCCTCCAAGAACCGGAGGGCAGATAATCCCTGCGTACAACCTTGTGAGATGCAACGTTGTTCGCTTCTCCCCACTGAGCATCGAGTAAAATCTCATTAGACTCGCTCAGAATTTCAGCTATTTTTGCAGCTTCGCCTCTAGGATCAGTCCTTTTGGCAAGCTCCAACATAGTAAGTTGTCCATATGCGTTTAATGTAGCCATTGTTTATTACCTTCTCCTTTCTAAATATTTTGTCTTGCTATTCTTTCTTTTGTTTGTTTGTGATACTTGACCGCTATATTATTCATACTGTTTCATGGATGGGAAGTTTAAGAAGGGCTGACCTGCAGCGGTTCGCTCAACGTCAACTCCCAGACCAGGTTTACCTATAGAATCATTTGCCTTCATTTTGCCCTGCTGATAAAGAGCAGTAATGAATTCCTGATCATTCAAAAATCCAGCTGCTTCCAAGCGGTCGATAAAGTCCTGAGAAAAGCAAGAGGTAAGCTCCCTGTTGGCAAGCTCAAGGTTGTCGTTGAATTTTTCACCCCACCTCTCACGGAGTGCAACTTCAGCGGCCTTGCTCTTTTCCTCAAGGCTTTCCTGATGCCTTTCAACGAGGCCATTAAACCATCTAGACAGTGATTCTGCTTGTGTCTGTGACAGTCCAGCCTCGTAGGCTTTATCCCTAAAGCCGATTTCGTCCTGAATATCCCCCAGATCATAGCCGGATGGATCTTCAGGCCTACCCAGCTTAGCATAAAGTGCATTGAGCTCTTCTTCGGTTTCAGGTACCTTGAAACCTTCACTGAGTCTTTTCTCAAGCTCAACATAGCTCTTTGCTAAACTGTTCACATCTTTAAATTTCCCTATACGTTTCCGTAGGGATTCATCGATGTGATCACTCCAGTTGGGATTGTCGGTGCTATTATTGACACCGTCCCTAGTTTCGGTAGATTGATTACCGATAGTAGAAACGCCATCTCCGTCAATAGGATTGCTACCTTCGTTGGTAACATTGTCATTTTCGTTGATGGAGTTACCACCCTCGTCAACCTGACCAGTGTTTAATAAGCTCATCGTTGTTAAATCTCCTTTTCTGAATTTTTATTTTGTTCCATCATGGCCATCTTTATATAACCCTCCACGCTGCGTTTTGTGTCTTTAGGACCGATGAGAGCTAAAAGCTTCATCCCCCAATTGTGGAGAGTTATTTCTTCTTGTGTCTTAAGGTTTGCACTAAAAACATGATGCTCATGCAATATCCACAGTAAGACAGACTGACCTACTGGAGAGGAGAATACTGCCCTGAGATCGTTAATAGTTGTAGCCATTTTTATGCCCTCTCAATTCATTTTTTCTAGTAACAAAGACGACCAGTGATACACCTATGGGAGTAGCTTGACGGCAAACCAATATCCAGATAGAAGGCACCCGCCATATTGCCATAAGCTGCATTTCCGCCCATCACCATTGTTGTCCAGTCATCTCCTGGCCAATAATAATCAGTGGTATGGGTGTGTGGCTTTGCATTAGTAGATGCAGGCAAAAAACCCCTTCTAGTCTGTTCTAGGGTTCTCTGCCAGCCATGATTATTCGGCAGCGTTACCCTTAAAGAATCGTAGCAGCACCCCCTATAATCATCAAAAAAGATGGTGTCATCGTTACAGACGTAGGGGATACGGTCATAGAAATTAACGCCATCAACCCACTTTAAAAGATGCCCATAAAAATTTTCGATCCACCTATAAGACATGAAGGAACCCTTGACTCCATCACCGTTCGAGACACTTCCGGTCGCACCTTTCATGACATTACTTAGTCCGGTTTTTTCGATAGGATTGTAGTTATTCCAACCTTCCCAAGAAGAACCCCAGTCCGTTAATCCTGCACCTATCTTAAACTGGCTATTAAATGAGCCGTATTCAATAAGGTAGAGAAGCTGAATTGCACTCATGAGATCAAAGTCCATCTGTCTCCAACCATTTCCTCTGTTAGCTGCTATTGCCCTGAACTGTGCTCTCGTTCCGTTTGTTATAGGGGCCTTTCCGGCTACGCTTCCGAGAATGTCATACTTCCAATCTCTCTGGGTTTGGATGGTGCAAAGTGCATGAGGCTCATCCTGCAAGTCGCAATCAACGGTTATGGTAACATCTGTTACGCTGACAACTCCACAAGTGAGATCGTTATAGTGCGTTCCCGAGATGACTATAGTATCAACTCCTGCCTCGAGATTAGTGAAAGGATGAGTCAAGTCATCACTGGTGATAGTTTCAGCCATACCATCAAAAGACATCCTGTGTGGAGCTTTGGAAGGTAAGTACAAGCCATTGACATACTTACCTTCTGAGACATCGTACAGGACTCCCTCATAAGCCCCCATATACCTGGCCTCCACATCAACCCCATTCTTGTGGAAAGCTGGATGAAGGTCATATCCTGGCAAAGGATCACAACTTATAGAATAGCTATGCCAGCCACTCCAGTATTGATACTTATAATAGAATGCCGGGATTTCTACCATAACTTGGCCATCATCGCCATTAAAAACTCCCGTGCAAATTTCGAATTCGTCACCAGGCACAAAGATGTCATCCTGAAGATTGAGGGTGTCGTTATCGTCTTTAGCGGTGATTAATGAGTAAGTATCCTCAGTTATGTTGTGAGCATAGTGCCCAACGTAATCTGACGCTTCTCCTGTGAATGCTCCGATGGCGATCAGTTTTTTTGGAGTTTTCATTTCGCAAGCCCCAACAGTTGAAGGGCTGACACTTTCTCGATTATAGCCATTAAGATAATAGACTACTGTGCCACCATCTGATAAAATGCATCGCCTAATATTCTCATAGATAAAAAGATTTGGTTTGTCCATCCAGGCGTAATGAATGAAGATATCTGGTTCGTCTATCTGGACATAAATATCCAAATTTTCGTTCCAATAAATGGAACAAACTTTATTTTCTGACGGATGAACAGCAGGTCCGGTGTCAGGGGTAGGTTGTAGATCTGAGTTAGCAGTAACGGCAGCGCTATTTATAAGGAAAAACAGCCAAATTATAAGTAAGATTAACTTTCTCACTTTTCTCTCTACCTCTTAAAAGCCTTCTCTATGGCGACACCAGTTACCAAGCCAAACAAACCCGAAGAAAGTATTTTGAAGAGCTCAATAAGCTCTGGACAATTTGGCCTGCAGGTAGCTAATCCAGCCAAAAAACATACTGCCAGCACTACCAAAATCTTATCATTCATGATATTTCTCCTTTTTCTCATTCTTATTCTCCCCATCACCATTATTATTATTATTATTGCTGTTGCTGTTCCGGGACAACCGCTGCCTCAGCCTCAGCTTGTGCCTGCGCTTGTTGCTGCATTATCGCCAGGATTCGCCTTTTCTGAACCTCTTCCTCGTCAATCAGCCCGCGAGCTGGGGCGCCCGCCACACTGTAAGCATACCGCAGCAAATAATCCCAATCCAGGTTCATTGCCGTGTCAGGATTTGCCTGGAGTATGGGGGCTACACCTTCAATTGCCTGGTTCAGGCCTCTGCTCTCAAACAGCTTTTTCTGAGCCACAGCGAGGGGGCCAAGATACTCTATATCAATCTTTCTTCCGACCAAGCCTTCAGGGGGTGGCTCGAGCCGTCCTGCGTTAAATTCAATGTTGAACGCACCTTCGATTACCTTGTCCAAAAGCTCATTCGTCAGACGTCCTACGATGTTTCCTAAGATTGCAGCTTTCTCGCCCTGCCGTTCCACAACTTCTGTGGCGGTCATAGCCCTTTCTTGGTGAGCAAACATCAAGAAGAAGTCAATACTAAAGAAATCTCTAACGCTCTTCTGTATCTGCTCTTCCCTATCTCGACCAATTGGGAAGTTGATCCCCAGGTTAACCGGGCTAATCTTATTCTCAGGGCTATCAAAATAGTTAATTCCGTTGGGGGTCAGATCGACATCCGCATTTATTGGCACATTCATCGGCGGCTTAACTGAAAGCTGCCCGGCCTCGAGCAAGCTCTTGCGAATGCTGTTGAGTGTCTTAACTGTGGGTAAAGACATCATGGCCGGTGAATATCCATAGACACTGTCAGGGTTCTTGATGCAGCGCCATACAATGTAGGGGAAGAAGTCATATTTGGATTCACGGACGATCTCCCTTTTCATTTCATGGTACCACACCGAACGCCAATGATCCCCATCCGGAACTACTGCATGGATAAATTTACCACCCAGATTTTTGCAACCAAACTTGTCGGTCGCCTGTGCTTCTGTGTAGGTATCCTGGCGGAATACAGTTTTGATCTGACCATAACCATCTTCATCTATCCATATGCGCGGAGGTGACATAACCTTGTAAAAGATTGACCTGTCACCCAGATTTTCCTCGAAATAGAGAATTCCCGTTCCAAAGGTAATCCCATCAATCAGGAACTCAACGACCTCTGAATAGAAATTGCTGCGCCGAAAGGCTGCATACAGATCCTTAACAATGCCCTCTAGCCAATACTTGGTTTCAGCGTCAGTATCCATGTCAGGAACTTCCAGCTTGAACCAATCTAG